CCTGGAGATGTCCACCCTCCTGGTGAGGTCAATGGTCTCATCCTGGTAGAGATCATCCCTGTCAAGGATGTTGATCTCATTGGTTGACTTGTCAAACAGGATGTGGAGACCAAAGATCTTGCAGAATGAGAGCAGGTAATCAGCAGGACTCTCCGATGTTGACAGGAGCATTGACTTTGTGATGTGTGCCCCGGATCTCAAGGACTCTGCACTTGTGTATGTGATGGAGTTTGGATTGTCTCCCTGGACAATCTTTGCAGATACAGGGACAAATGCAGTGTCATAGTCCCTGTATAAGGTTGCAAGAGAGTTGCTGCCACCACTCACACCTGTGGTGCTTGTCTCCCTGTATGTGGTGACATCATAGGAGGTCACATGCAGTTCATAGTATGCAACATCCTGTGCCTCCACAGAGAATCCAAGTTCCTGGGCAAACTGATAGACAGACCCAACCTTGTTGAAAGTGCTTTCAGAGATGGAATTTGACTCAAAGGTCTCATCTCCGTTGACAAATGGTGGGATATACCCACAGGTGTTTGCCATTGCTGATGGTGAAGTCCTCTGCCAACTGAAAATGGACTTGACCCTGCTGCCTCCGATGATGGAGTCATCAGATCCATGTGCAACCAACTGCATGAAGACAACCGACATCTTGCCCTGGGTATTTCTGCCCACATTCCTGGCAATCCTTGACTCAAGGGATGCATCTGTTGCACCTGTGACGGAGTATTGCAGTTTGACATTGACATTGGTTGTCACCTTTGTACCGAAAGGAACAGATCCTCCAATGGTGAATCTGCCTATCTGATGGTTGGATGTCGGAGTGCTTGAGAGAGTCAGTGTGAGGTCTCCGGATGTCTGTTTGGTTGTTCCTATGGATGGGATCAGAGGAAGAGTCATCCAAAGTCTTCCATAAGGGTTGAAATCATACTTGTCCAGGAACGGCATGTTGACCACATATCCTCCATTGTTCAATGGTTTCTTGATTGCCTCCAGGAATGCCCTCATGGAGAAGACAGGTCTCTGCAGGTATGATCGGAGATCCTTGACTGACCATTCATCATACTTCTGTGAGAGATTGACCATTGCATATCCACTCCTCAAGGTGTGACCATCAATTGTGTCCTGCAGTCCCACCTGTGTAGGGACAACAAGAGCCTTGTCTGCAGCAAAGTTTCCCTCCGGGATGCCATTGTAGGCAGGTGCAAAGTTGATGACTTTCCAAATGGAGTCAATGTCACCCTCCCAGGTGTCAGTGTCCCATGCCTCTGCAACATTCTCTGCATTGATGGTGAAATCAAGTTCTGTGTCTGTGTTGTCTGTTCCCAGGTAGTCCAGGGATGCAAGAGATTTCTTGTTTCCCTCTGCATCATAGGCAAGGGAATAGAGGAAAGATCCAAGTCCTCCGAAAAGTGAGACCTGGTATTCCATTTCTCCCTTTTTCCTGGTCACAGAGTCAAGTTTGCAATAGCCGGACTCCAGGATCTCATTCATCTCATTGTAGATGACAAATGGTGTCTTCTGTGATGGGTTGAAGTCAGTCCCAAGAGTTCCACCATTGTAGGAGACTACCCTGTCAAGACGGAAGATGTCACCAAACAACCTGTTGTTGTTCGGAGTTCCCTTGATGGTGACCTGGTGGGAATAGGAGTTCTTGACAATGGTTGGATTCAACAGATCCTCCATTGTGTAGTTGAAGAGGATGAGTGACTGATCATCCAGGTCAACAAGATTGTCTGCAATGTATAGACTGATTTTCCGTCTCATTATCTTCTGATTCTTTCCTGGGCAAGGGTTGCATCAATGGTGTAGTTGACCAACCTGCCTCCATTGTTCTTGTAGGTCTTGAATTCCGTTGTGGTGTTGTTCAGAGTCACAGGAATCATGTCTCCTGTGTTGATGTTGAACAGGTAGACCTCCGTTGAATTGAGGAGATTGTGCATCCTCAAAGACTCTGCATCCGACATCCAGGAGGTGTGCAGGGTGAATGACTTGGTGATCTCATTCACATAGTTCTGTCTGCCCCTGTTCTTGATGTCCCTGTTGTCATACTCCATCTCCCTGGTGTATCTCTTGAGAGAGTCTGTCTCAATGGTGTTTCCCTCAATGAGGAGAGAGTCCCAACCACCATAGGCATTGACATAGTAGACCACCCACTCCCTGCAGTCGGTTACAACTTGAAACTCCCTGCCATTGATGGTGACGGATGCAACATTGTCCCATGCAGAGAGGTCAAAGACTGCAGTTCCACTTCCTGCAGATCTGACGGATCTTGCAAAATCGGTGTTGAATATTCCCTCATCCGGGAATCTGTCATAGTTGAAGTCTGCCTGGATCTCAATTGGGATGATCACCTGGGATGTTGTCCCATCGGTGAATGTGAGGGTTGCAGTGATGGTTGATGCATTGTATGCAGTGAAGACCAACCACTGCCTTGAATCAATCCTGCCATTGACCGGGAATGACATTCCCATTGTTGCAGGGTTGTAGGAGTCATCATAAGACCAATCATTCATGAACTGCACCTCTCCGACATCTTCCCAATCCGGATCTTCATCCTGGGCAGTCTGCAGGAATGCCTCCACCACGAAGTTGAGAGGGAATGAGAGTTCAGAAAACTCTGCCTGTGAGAGGGCAGGGAGAGCATTGGTCAGATAGTCTGCACAAATGTCATTGATCCGGATGGAATTGTTGGTTTCCCCCGGCTTGATGTGTGATTTTCCGTTGTATATGATGTCACCACTCTGATCCTGGACTCTGATTCTGAAAGGAATCACATCTCCTCCTCCCAGGGTGACAAAATGATCTTTCCAAATTGGTGCAATTGCCATAATTCTCCGTTTTGGTAAGATATAGAATGCCGATTTTCCGTAAATGAACAAAGGGAGGACATTTAATTCCTCCCTTTTTCGTACCCTCAAGAAAATGGTCTTGCACACTTTTTCTGTGCATTTGCACATAATTTTTGTGCATCTGCATAGTTTTTCTGTGCATTACTCCCTCACCAACTTCCGGATGTAGTTCTCCATGTCATGTCCCAATGCCTGGGAGATCTGCTCCCTCCACCATGGCAGGATGTCATCCTTGGTCTGTGCAAGGTCATGTGTTCCTGTTGTTCCCTCCTGGGCAATCTTCCTGCCAATGAGGAATGCCAATTGTTTAGGTGTGGGGATTCTTCCGTCAGATCCAGGTCTTGGGATCACAGGTTTGATTTCAATCCACTTCAAGATGGCATCCGGAGGAGGGAAATGTGGCTTGGTGTCATTCTCCACATACTTCCAATAATCCTCCAGGGTCATGGTCACCTCATAGTAGTTGTCACCAATCACCACCTGGGTCTTGATGGAGTCAACCAACTTCCTGGATGCAATGTGGTCATTGTTTGCAAGTACATCCCTGTATCTGTCCCGGATGTCTGTGGCAAAGTCCTGGAGGACTTTCTGCAGTTCTGTCAATTCAAGTAGTTCCATATCAATGTGTGTTTCTCCATTTCTCCAATTCCTCTTTCTCCTTTTCTGCCTTGTCTTTCCTGTAGGCAATGATGTTCAGAAACTCAAGTGCAGTCATCTTCCACACATCATCCCATGAACATCTGCAGGTCTCACTGACTGCATCTACATTGGAGATCCAACCCCACTTGTCACCAAAAGATGGATCTGATCCTTGATCTGTCCCTGGATCTTCTCCCTCTTCTCCTTGTCCTTGATCTTCTGTGTCTCCTGCAGGGAAAAGGTTAACATATCCTTGATTGATTCTCTGCAGGAGAAGATAAAAAAAGCATAGAGGGATGCAGCATCATGGACATTGAGGTCTTTCCTTATCGCATCCTGTACCTCAATGATGTCATAGTCCTGGTTGTACTTCATGCCCTTTGGAATGAGCAGACAGGAAAGGATCTCCACAAAGTGATCCTCAAATCCTGCCTGGTGGAAAGACTGAAAGTCTATGTATTGGGCAGTGATCACCTTTCTCATGTCTGTGACCGGGACAAGTTCAAACTTGCCAATCTTGTAGGAATCTGCAAGTCTTGTCACCTTGGTTGGGAGGTCTTTCTCAAGGAATCCCATCCTTGATGTCAGCACCTTGAAATCCTGGATCGGCAGGTTGAGAAGTGTGTCCTCATCAACCTTTGTGAGGATGCTCAAGATCTTGACCTGCCTGTCAAGTTCCTCCAGGGACTCATCCTTGCACAATGCAAGAATGTCCTGGTAGTCTCCAATGGGGAGTTCCCTGTAACTCTGAATGATTCTAATGTCTTCCATGTCTTCCGAATGATAGCGAATATTGTCCCTGTCCTGCATTCTGCCCATACTTTGTCCAAAGGGCATATCTCAATGCATCCAGGAGGTGATTCCATTTGTCAATTGGCTGATTCAGCAGGTTGCCATCCCTGTCCTTTGACCAGGTATAGTTTCTCAACTCCTCAATGAGGTTGAGAGAGTCCTTGGTCACAAAGAATTTCCATCCCTGCATCCATTGGATCTGAAACTTGAGTTTGTCAGACTTCACAGGTGCATCCTTGTCACAGGCAGTCACATTGAATCCTCCGTCAATGATGTCCTGGATGGACTTTGGCTCTGCACAATCTGCAAAGATCTCAACCCTCCTGCCAACATCATCCTCTTTCAGATCCTCAATGATGTGCCTGTTCTGCATGTGTGTCCTGTAGCACCTTTCCCGGATGTATGCATGTTTCCTCTTTGGGTCTGCATAGACCTGGACTCTTGCAGTCGGATCATTGGTGAATCCGAAGTCAAGACCCTGGATCTCCTGGAGTGAGTCTGCATAGAGTTCATCTGCAGTCTTCTGTGCCTGTGGTTTGTCGGAGTCCTTTGGTGGCATGTGGTCTATCTGCTCAAAGTCATAGATCAGACCATCAAGAGTTCCCTCTGTTCCCTCACCATAGACTTTCCACCAATTTGCATCTGACTTGTTGTCCTCAATCTCCTGGATCTGTTGGGCAGAGAGGAAAGGATTGTCCTTGTATGTGGATCTGATGAGAATGCAGTTGTCCTTGCATTCAATGTTCTTCTGAATCCAACAGACGGATGCAGGGTTGTAGTCAATGAAGATGACCGATGATGTACGGACTGCCATCTGTCGGAAGATCTCAAACTCAATGTGGTTTGCCTCATTGACAAACAATCTCTTTCTCTGTGATCCATGCACCTTGGATGCATTGTCACAGGAGAAGAATTCCAACTTTGCACCATTGTCATATGTCCACACCATGTCAGTTGCATTCCAATGTGGGTCTCCCTTGAGGGAATGACCAATGATGTTCTCAAAGTCTCTGACTGCACCTTTCTTGAGGTGTGGGATAGTCTCACTGACTACAGAGGTGATGTCTCCTGCCTTGTCCACCTTTGGGATGAGCAGATGCAGGAACTGCAGGGTGGAATAGGTCTTGGTTGATCTTGTTCCACCCTTGTTGGAGATATACCTGGGACACAGGGATGCTGCATCATATATCTTCCAAAAGACTCCACTGAACTGCATGTCCATCAGATCTGCAACCCTCCCATGTTGTCCAACTTGTCTTTCTCCTCTTGACTTTTGACAACTATTGTCAATCCGTCACCTGTTGCAGTGATGTCTGCAGACATCTTTGGCTTTCCATAGAGTCTGTCCATGATGTCCATGAGAGCAGACCAACCCCAACCCTCCTTGAGGAGTTGCTTGATTGCTATCTGCAGCACAAATCCATACTGCCCCAATTCTCCCTGCTGACTCTCCAGGTAGGTCTTTGCAGATGCCTCATCCGGGAGGGTGAGAGCAAAGGCAAGGACACCATAGACTTTCTCCTGCATGTCCTTGGGAAGTTTCTTGATGGCATTGACCATCTTCTTGGGTCTGCCATTGGGATTGTGCGTTTCCCCTGGTTTGCAAGGTTTCAGATTCTTTGCTGCATTTGGATTGCTCTTTAATCCTGCCATAATACCTCCTATTTTAAGCCACAAGAGCCTCAAAGACTCAAGTGATACAATTTATCATCTAAATCCTTTGAGTTGATTCTACAAGGTTTCTCTTTCTTCCCAGGAGTTCTCTCTCCGTCTCCTCTGTGAATTCACCTGTGACCATGCAGTGATAATGACTTCCTGCCATGTATCTCTGAACATATCTCACACCTGGTGTCTTCTTCGCTTTCTCCATGAATCTCCTTGCAGAGTCGGAGTTGCTCATTGCCACAATGATCTTTCTCATAGATATGATTTCATCCTGCCCATTTCAATCTCAATCTCTTTCAGCAGGTGGATGTCCTCCGGATTGGGCATGTAGATCCCATTCTCTGCTCCCCATCTCTTGAATCTGTCAATTGCCATTGACATCTCCTCCTTGGTCAGTTCTGCAGTGGATCTCAACCTGTCAATGGTGTTGCCCATGTTGTCCTTGACATAGACCTGGAACAGATCCGGATTGACCACTTTCTTGAAATAGTATGTCTTTGCATCCTCCAGGGTGTTCCCGGTCTCAATGGCAACAACTCCGATGAGCAGATGCAGGTATCTGTTTTGGTTGGGAGATCTGAATGCCTTTTCAGTCAGTTCCACCACTGCACCCTTTTCCATGAGGTTGTCCACCCTTGCCAGGAATGCTTTCCTCTGAAAGTCACTTGAGAGATCGTAGACCATTATGCCTTGGGTTTCCTGTTATACTTGCGTTTTGTCTTGACCTCCACCTTGGTGGATTCGGTTGTCAAAGATTCTTTGACTGCCACCTCTGTCCTCTTCATCTCATCCCTGTCTGCAAGGAAGATCCTGCCCATCTCCGTCATCAGTTCCAGGATGCAGTGAGAGCAGCACTTGTTCAGTGGCAGATTCAACCCTGTCACCTGTTTCAATGTGTCATGGATCAGATCCAATGCAGCACCACCAGGGAATCTTGTCCACCTGTGGTTGACTGCAGAGTCAAAGTGTTTCTCATATGGTGCAAGTGCATCAAATTGTTCTTTAGTCAGTTTCATATGCCTGTTTGATTTGATTCCAAATATTAAGTTCCTGTTTGTAGACACCTGGGAATTCCAACCAGGATTTCATGGTCTCCCTGTAGTGGTGGATGGTGGAGTGATCCTTTTTCATGATCTTGCCCACAGAGTTCTCTGTGCATCCCATCCTCAAGAGGATATTTGCAGTGATGATCCTCACAATGACATTCTGTCTCTCCCTGTTCATAGGATCATAGGCAGAAACACCCATTGCAGAACAGACTGCCATCTTGATCTCCTCCATCTTCCTCACCCTCTCATTCTCCTTGTAGAACTTCTCCTCCTGGATCAGTTGCCCAATGTGGGAATAGAGTTCCTCCTTGTCCTGGAGGGAGAGTGCCTGGATTGCCTCAATCAGATTCATAACAGATCCATGAGTTTGTTGATCACCTTGAGGATTGCCTCCCTAATCAGCATGAGCAACTGCCCACATGGGACAGAGAGGAGGGAAAGGAGTGCAATCAATGCAACAACAGGGATGGTGAGATTCCCCACAATGGCTGCATAGATCAGACACACCCACCACACCATGCAGAGACTGCAGGAGAATGGTTTCAACCCTGTGATCTTTCTGCCCTTGTAGTGAGACAGGAAAGAGAGCCAGGTTTCAGTGAATCCGGACAGATCCACAATGAAGATGGTGACCAATGCCACCAATATGAGGTCAATGATTGCTTTCATACTCTTTCAGAATTATGTTCTTGATCCTCTGCACCTCTCTTCTGATGGTCATGTGAGACACCCCAAGACGGACTCCAAGTTTCCTGTAGGACTGACAATCCACATAGAGGAGGATGATGGTCTTGTCTGCCAGGGAGAGTTTTGTGTCAATGATCTTCTTGATCCTGGTCAATCTCTCATCCTCTTCATTCATGATGTCCGGATTGTAGGAGTATTCCTGTTTGATCTTCCGGAATTCGGCAATTACTTCATCAGTCTTCATTCTTCAATACTCTGTAAGTGTCCATGATGTCAACCTCCTCAACATCCATCTTGCTATACTGCCCTGCAGCAAACTGAATGGTCTCATCAACCATCAGTCTGAACTTTCGGAACATGGTGTGGAATGGGGAGTTGACAGAGTTGTACTGATTGACAATGATCCTGGCAACAAAGAAGTGCATCTGATTGTGTTCCCACAGATCCTGGAGTTTCTTCTCATCATACTCCAGGAGGATGAGATAGACCATTTGCGACAGATCCTCAAGGTCTGCAGACATAGGTTTGTGGGCAATGTTTGTCACCATTGTCTCCACCATCCTATCTCTTGCAATAGCCTCAATTATTTCTGTCTTTGTCTTCACATTTCAAAATATAGAATCAGTCTTTCCTGTTACTTGCCAAACACAAGGATTGCTGCATCCCTGGAATGGTTTGATGTCTTGCCTTTCCACCCTGTGACCATCTTGAAGTATTTGTCATCCCACTTGGTGCAACCTTTCTGTGGTGGAACTGCCCGGAATGGTATCTCATAGTCAGTGAGGAAGTCCTCCCAAATGCTGCAGTCCCTCTTGATAGATCCTGCACCCTGGAGTTTGGCAGATGTGTTCTTGTCCTTTCCAAACCAAGTCCTCTGCCTGGCATCCTCAAAGATCACAAAGACATCCTCCGTTGATGATAGTGCCAACACCCTGGACAATGCCCTGTGGATGGGGATGGTCTCCAGGGAGGTCAATTTCTTGAGTTTGGTGTCCCATACTGCAAGACCTGTGTGTGTACCTGTGTCTATTCCGATAAATAGTGCCATCCTATGACTTAATAATCTTTATACTCCTTTGTTTCGCAGTGGTAAGATCTACCCCATGCACCATTGTCAGATACCTCACAAATGCAACCCTGCGTTTACCAAGAGGGATTGACTTATCCTCCCAATCAATCCATTTCTGCATCCACTTGTCTCCTCCTCTTTGTTCAATCGCAAATTTTGCCTTGTCTTTGGCAGAAAAACTCCGTCTCACTTTCCTCTCCTTATGTTCTTTGACGGAGACACAGAGTTCTCTTTGCCAGGACAATTCCTCCTCCGATAAGGGGATTCCTTTCTTGACCTTGTTCTTAATGATGAACTTTTTGGTTGCATTGGTGATCATACTTCAATGAGTTTTGCAGATTTTGAATGACGGAGATCCTTGAGTGGAAAGATTTTTCCGTTGTCCAACTGACAGAGATATACCTCATCCTCTGAACTTGAAATGTTGTTTTTGATAACCTTTCCTCTGTGGACTCTGTTCACACCCCTCCACTCAATGATGTCTCCTACTTTCATTTACTTACCCTTTCTGAATTTACCCAGGTGATGACTCCTCAAATACTGCTTGTGTGCCCTTGCACCTGCCCTGTAGATTCCGAAGTCTGCAGGATTGCTTGTAAGAGTGACACCCTGCATCTGCATGGATGGAGTCTTGCCAAAGATGTTGACTGTCTCCTCACCACCTCCACCTGCAACCATTGCTGCAAGTGCTGCCATCATTCCAAGTTTCTTTCTCATGACTATTCCTCCGTCTCCTTGTAGGTGATCTCCTGTCCATAGACCACTTTCATGAATTCATCTGCAATGTCATTGGCAATCTTGACAATGCCCTTTGCATCGGCAACTACATTGCCCTGCACCATGTTGAAGAGGACACCCTCTGCCAGGGATGCTTTCTTCTGCATGAATGCCCTCATGATCTGTGATTTCTTCTCCTCTTCTGTGAGAGTTCTCTGTGCTGCTGCACCTGGTTTCATTGA